CCTGATGCCGTCAAAAGACGACCAGTTCATGGTCGGCAAGAGCCTGGGCGGGCGGCCCGCTGTCGTGGAGGCCCGGATCACCGCACCGGTCAAGCCCCACAAGCCCCGGGTCTTGACCCCGCAGGAATGGAAGTTCGTGGAAGAGTTCGTGGCCGGGGATGGCCACGTCACCCTGAAAGAGGCGGCCATCCGTTCTGGCTATAGCGAGGTCTGGGCCAAAAACCGCGCCCGCGAGCTGACCGATCCGGACAAGAGCCCGCACATCGTGGCCGCCATCCAGGAACGCAGGCGCGAGCTGGGCGAGAAATACGCCACTACGTTCGAGCGGCACATGCGGGACCTGCAGATCATCCGCGACCAGGCCCTGGCAGCTGGTGCATATGGTGCGGCCGTCCAGGCCGAATACCGCCGGGGCCAGGCCCTGGGCACCATCTACATCGACCGCAAGGAAATCCGGCACGGCACGATCGACAGCATGTCGAAGGAAGAGGTGCAACGCAAGCTGGAAGAAATCAAACGCCTGTACGGGGCCAACGCGGGCCCGATCATTGACATCACCCCCAAGCAGATCGAACAGGAACCGGAGGACGAGGATGGCAATGAAACCGGAAGCGAACCTGTACAAGAGGCTGAAAGAAAACCTACCAAACTGCCATTTCACCCGGATTGAATCCCGGGTCAACCTGGGCATCCCGGACTGTCTGCTGGCATTCCCCCACGGGGAATTCATGATGCTGGAGCTCAAGGTTGTCAAGCGAGGCCGCAAGGTCAACCTGTCTCCGCACCAGGTGGCCTTCCACGTCAAGCATGCGGACCTGCGCTGCCCAACCTACATCCTGGTCCAGTACTTCCCACCTGGCACCGCCCATGCGCACAAGTCCGAGCTGCTGCTGTACTGTGGCGAACAGGCGATTGACCTGGTCAACCTGGGCATTGACACCGCCCCGCTGGCGCGCTGGCCCTGGATCGGGGTGTCCTGGGCCGAATTGCGGGGGGCGCTGTTAGACAGTTGACACGTTCGCGAAAGTTGTGCTAGAGTGCTCGGACCTGGACTTGATCCAGGCAACCATAGAAAGAGAGAAATCATGACTCATTGGGAAATTGCCCACTCTGAAATCCGTGACGGATTCAAGATCGAACTGGCGACTGCGCCTGAAGACAAACCCTTGACTGGGGATTTTGAATCTGAGGCGCACCGGCAGGAAACTGTCGATCGCATTGACAACGGGGACCTGCTTTGGTTTGTCGCCCGGGTCACCGCCTCCCGCCAGGGGGTAGTCCTGGGCACGGATTACCTGGGCGGCTGCTGCTACGACAACGTGCAGGAATTCCTGCGCGACGCATACTATGAGGGCATGGTGGAAGAGGCCCTTGGGGACGCGCGCCGCATGATCGAAAAACTTGAGATGCCGGAGGCCGCATGAAAAGTCTTCCCCGTCCTGAGGCGGTTCGCTCCTGCATTCTGGGCAATGGCTGCCGCCTTTTGATCACGTCTTTCCCGAGCGCGGTTCGAAACCGCCTTGGCCGCGTGATCGACTACAGCTACGACTGCCTGTACACGTCGGTCGAGCTAAATGCCTTCAACGGCGAGCTCGCGTTTCAAAACCCAGAGCTGATTCTGGTTTCTCACCTGGAAGACCCGACCGATGGCCAGCGATTCTGGAATGAGTTCACGATTGACCTGGTGACCATCCTGCACAACGGCCTGAATGCCTGGGACGACCAGGGCCACGTGCTGCGCCTGGTCCGTGAGTCGCGGGCGGAGGTCATGCGAACCGCCGGGGCCGCGCAGCTGGTCGCTGCTACACGCGCCCGGGAGGCATGAGAGGAACCGAGAGACGGATAGCGAAGAGGATCATGGCCCGCAACCGGGCGCGGCGGAATCAACCCCCGCCACCCCCGCCACCGAATAAGCAGGGCCCTCTGATCCGCAGGTTGTTTGGAATGTGGCTGGCGCACAAACTATTGGGCAGAAACGAGTAGTTGACACGAGTTGATAGAGGTGGTGTAGAATTCAATCCGGGCCGGCAATCACGCCGGCCTGTAATCAAGAAAGTGAGATCGAAGATGAACGAAACGAGCATTCTCCTGTCGGCCATTCAGGCCGCGTTTACTAAGGCCGTGCAAGACGCGGTTGTGTCCCAGGTGACAGTGCTGCAGCAGCAGCATGCGAACGTGGTCGGCGAGCTGGCCACGAAGGTCGCGGCCCTGGAGGCCCGCCTGGCCGGGGACCAGCTGGCCGCACCGGTGACCGACCTGCAGCTGGCCCTGGATAAAGTGCGCATCACTGATGCCCTGGATTCGCAGGAATGGTTCTGGGCCAAAATCCAGAACTTTGTCGAAGAGACGACCGAGCGGGTCGCGGACGCTGCGACGATCGCGGAAAACCTGAGCGACGACCAGCTGAACCAGATCGGCCGCAACCTGGACACCCGCGAGCTGATTCGCAAGGTCGATTTTTCCGACGTGCTGGATTATTCCGAGATCGCCGACGTGGTGGACCTGTCGAACCTGGCCGAGGAATTCGACCTGGCCGGCATTGCCGGGGAAATCAACCTGGCCGACCTGGCCGGCGAGCTGAACCTGGAGGCCGTGGCCGGCGAGCTGGACCTGGCCGCCATTGCGGAGGAAATCAGCGCGACCGACGTGGCCGGCGAGCTGGACCTGGACCAGATCGCCGGTAGGGTTGACCTGGAAGACGGCCTGCGTACGTTCTTCCAGAACAATACATTCTCGATTCGTCCGTGAGGGGCCCGACTATGAAACGCCGCGACAATGTCCAAAAAATCACGCACCTGATGGTGAACTATCCGGGCGGTGCCCTTGCGCAGGCCTTCGTCCTGGAGGCCGTGCGCCAGTACGCCGACCAGGTCCTGGCGGCCGGGAAACCGGAAGACGATCCCAGGTCCTGGATTAACCCGCAGGTTTGGTACAACACCGCCGCCATGATTAGCGAATCCCTGCAAACCATGGAGGCCGACCAGTGACCGCCGACGCTTTGAAACCCTACGCGCTCATGACCCTGGACGAGCGCGCCACCTGGAATCACCAGGCCGCGCAGCTGATGGAAAAAATGGGCGGAGGGTTCGCGGCCGCGCTGGCCCTGGCCTATTACCGGGCGGACGGAACGAACCAGGCCGCCATCCTGGCCGCGTTCCCGGACCTGTTCGAAAAGTATCGACGGATCGCCCACGAGCTGCAGCAGGCCGACCAGGCCGACGCGTGAACCAGGCCGGGCCTGGCCACCAGCTGGGCCCGCCGCCTGTTTGCATGTTACCCGTTGACATGCGCGCATGTTTGCATGCTAGAATGCAAACAACCCCGCCCCAGGTCGGCCACCTGGAACAGAAAGATAGAAAGATAGAAGCCATGCTTAAAACAGTGCGCACCAGTGCAAACCGGAAAACCGGCCCGATCGCGGTTACGTACCGTGCCGGCCAGCATCAAACCCTCGCGACCTGCCCGAAGGCCTGCCCGCTAAACCCGAAGGGGGACCAGGGCGCGGACCTGGTGGATTCGGATTACCTGGCGGCCGTGCGCCAGGCCGTGCCGCCCCGTGGCCAGGCCTGGACCTATTCGCACTTTCCCGCCGAGCTGCTGCCGGTGCCGGCACCTGGCGAGACTGTGATCAACGCGAGCTGCGACACAATCCCGCAGGCCCTGGCCGCCGTGGCCCTGGGCCGGCCGGCCGTGGTGGCCGCCCCGGCCGGGACTGTTTGGCCGTACACCGCCGGCGGGGTCCGGTTCGTGCAATGCCCGGCCGAGCTGTCCGACAATTTCAGCTGCGCACAATGCGGCGGTGGCCGCCCGCTATGCGCCCGGGGTGACCGGGATTACGTGGTGGTGTTTGTCGCCCATGGCCAGGCCGCCCGCCTGGTCGGCCAGGACCAGGCCGGCGGATGTTACGGAACCGGCGGCCCCGTGGCCCTAGCGTGGCACGGAACCCGTAAGGCCGGGGCCCCGGATGATGCGGCCGCCGTGGTCCGTTTCGCCCGGTCCCTCCCGCCTGGTTCGCTGCTACGTCACCACGTGGTCGGGGACCTGGGCCGGGATAGTTGACGCGTTACCCTGTTTGCATGTTAAGATGCGACACCGCCCCAGGTCGGCCACCTGGAAATCAAGTAAGCACGATAGAAGGAACACGAAAATGTCCACACTGACTCAAGCCCATACGCAATGGGCCACCCGCCCCGCCGAAGAGCGTTTTATCAACCTGCCCGAGATGCATGCTGCCATGGTGGCGCGCCAGGCGATTAGCCGGGCGGCCGTGGTTTCGTCCCGCCGCCTGCGGGCCGTCCCGACCGACGACAATCGGGGCCTTTTGATCGAGGGGCCGAATGGCCACGGATACGCCCCGACGCACTGGGCCATGGGCCAGGCCGCGAACCTGGTCGGCGCGCCTGGTGCATACCTGCGCGAGCTGCCCGCGCCCCTGGCGGCCGACTGCCTGAATTACGGGTTTCAGGTCGAGCGCGACGCGAAAGATATCGGGGTCCTACTGTCGAAGAACGGCACCGCCGAGCTGCGCGCAGTGACCGGCCCGAATTACGGCCGCATCTGGGACGGGGACGTGGTCGCGTCCCTGATGGATCGATTTGGCGACGGGGCGACCGGCACCTGGCGGGTGCCTGGTGTTCGTGGCGACCTGGTCGACGTGACCCGGGACAATACAACCCTGTTCGCGGGTGACCGGGACATGTTCGTTTTCCTGGCCGACGAACAGAATCGGATCGAGCTGCCTGGCCGCCGGGACGGCCAAACCGGCACCCTGGCGCGCGGGTTTTTCGTGACCAATTCCGAAGTAGGGGCCGGGGCCCTGCGCGTGAAAACGTTCCTGTTCGATTTTGTTTGCGCGAATCGAATCGTCTGGGGAGCTCACGAGCTGGACGAGATTAGCATCCGCCACACCGCCAGCGCGCCTGATCGGTTCCTGGACCAGGTCACGCCTGCGCTGCTGGAATACTCGCGCGCCAGCTCGGCGAACGTGTCCGGGGTCCTGCGCAATGCGCAGGCCGCGAAACTCGACAAGGTCGATCGGTTCCTGGCGAACCGATTCGGGCCGCGCGTGGCCGCCCGTGTCCAGCATGCGCATATGCTGGACGAGGGCCGGCCGATCGAAACTGTATGGGACGCGGTGACCGGGGCCACGGCCTACGCCCGCTCGATCCCCTGGCAGGCCGAGCGCGTCGAGTTCGAAACGAAAGCCGGCGAGCTGCTCGACCTGGTCGGGGAGGCAGCATGAGCGCGCGCCGCCTGGTGTATGCCGGGGCATTCCCCGGGGTCGGCCGGTTCCGCGTGACCTGGTCGGATGAGTTCGCCGAATACCGGGTCCAGCTGATCGACCTGGCCGACCAGCTGGTGGCCGAGTATTTCACGGACGATCGGGCCGACGCGCTCGCGACCGCCGACCAGCTCATGGCCGACCGGGCCGCCCTGGTGGGGGCCCCGTTATGAGCTCGATAGCTGGTTTCGCCTGCCTGGTTTGGCTGCTGGCCGTGGTCCTGATCCCTTTCGTGACTTAGCCCCCCCCCCCGGCCTTTTTTAACCCCTCCCGCCCCGGCCCTGTGCCGGGGTTTTTCGTTTCGGGTACGCCTGGCCGCGCCTGGTGCGAGCTGGACCAGGTGGCCGACCAGGTGGCCGACCAGGTGGCCGACCACGTATCCGCATACGTAGTGCCCGCGCCCGACCAGGTGGCCGACCAGGTGGCCGACCAGGTGGCCGACCAGGTGGCCGACCGGGCCCGAAACCAGGCCGCCGCCCGCCAGGCCGTGCCTGGCCCCTGCGCTCGGCCAGGTGGCCCGTGATCCGTGGGCCTGGTATCGCACGGCCTGGTGCCTGGTCCGTGGCGCGCCGGCCTGGTGGCCGCGCAGCTGGTGCACCTGGTCGCGGTTATGTATCGGCCTGGTGGCCGGGTTATGTAATGTCCTGGTCGCGGGTTATGTAATGTCCTGGTGCGCGTTACCTGGTGCGCGACCCGCAGCTGGTGGCGGTGGCCGCCGACCTGGTGGCCGCCGACCTGGTGGCCGCCGACCTGGTGGCCGCCGACCTGGTGGCCGCAGCTGGCCGGCCTGGCCGAGCTCGCACCTGGTGGCCGTGTTTGCATGTCCGACCTGGTGGCCGCCTGGTGTTTGCATGTCACGTGCAAACCGGCCCGCAGCTGGTGGCGGTGGCCCGCCGGCCGCCGACCTGGTGCACCTGGTGCGCGACCAGGTGGCCGCCCGCCGGGTTCCGTGGCCCGTGGGCCGCGTCCCGCCGACCAGGTGCCACGGCCCGCCGACCAGGTAGCGGGGACCACGGCCCGCGCGGCCTGGCGGGGAAGTGAGGGCCCACTGACCGGGGTCCAAAAAACGGCCGCCGTCGCTGGCTGCGCGGGCTTTAGCCCGATTTCACACGGTATGTGCTGCACAAAACAGTTTTCGGCCCCCTTGGAAAAGGGCCCCCTGTTTCCGTGAAACGATTTCGCTTGCAATTTTTTTGCAATCCAAACACAATCGGTTCCATGAAAACAACCTGCTCGAAGTGCGGGCTGGACAACGACCGGCTACCCCAGAAGTACTGCCGCGCGTGCCATGCTGCGTATGCCAGGGCCCATCGCCCACGGCACGCGGACCTGCCTGAGGAGCAGCGGATGCGTGCTGTCGCCCGCGCCTACGCGAACGTGTACCAGCGCAGGGGCAAGCTGGTGCCCCAGCCCTGTGAGCGGTGCCAGGCGGCTGGCGTGCAAAAGCACCATGACGACTACACCCGGCCGCTTGAGGTCCGTTGGTTTTGTCGCAAGTGCCACCTGGACCTACACTTAGGTGGTAAAACTCTCCACGTGGAACCAAAACCATGATCCCTGATGAAGTAGAAGCGGAGCGGCTCAAGCTCGAATACCGCCTGGCTCAGCTTGAGACGCAGGAGAATGCGCGCTCGAACTTCCTGGGTTTCGTGCGCTACGTCTGGCCCAACGCCATCCTGGGCGCGCACCATGCCAAGGTGGCCTCGGCTTTTGACCGGATCGCCAACGGCACGCTCAAGCGCTTGATCATCAACATGCCGCCCCGGCACACGAAGTCTGAGTTCGCGTCCTATCTCCTTCCTGCATACCTCATGGGCAAAGACCCACGGACCAAGGCCATTGAAGCGACGCACAACAGTGAGCTTGCCGTGCGCTTTGGCCGCAAGGTGCGTGACCTGATGGACATGGAGACGTACAAGGAAGTATTCCCTGACGTGAGCTTGAAGCAGGATTCGAAGGCTGCCGGCCGGTGGGACACGAACAAGGGCGGGGAATACTTTGCCGTGGGTGTGGGTGGTGCGATGACTGGTCGTGGCGCGGACATTTTGATCATTGACGACCCGCACTCCGAGCAGGATGCGATGAGTGACCTGGCGCTGGAGAACTGTTGGGAGTGGTACATCTCTGGCCCGCGCACGCGTTTGCAGCCTGGCGGGGCGATCGTGATCGTGATGACGCGCTGGGGGACGAAGGACCTGACGGCGCGGCTGATCAAGGCGCAGACCAGCCACAACGCGGACAAGTGGGAGGTAATTGAGCTGCCGGCCATCCTGCCCTCGGGTAAACCCCTATGGCCACAGTTTTGGAAGCTGGAGGAGTTGGAAGCGGTCAAGGCCTCGCTGTCGGTGCAAAAGTGGAACGCGATGTATCAGCAGCAGCCGACCAACGACGCGGGTGCGATTTTGAAGCGGGAGTGGTGGCGCGTGTGGCCGCACGACGACCCGCCGATCGTGAACTACATCATCCAGACGATGGACACGGCGTATTCCAAGAAGGAGACGGCTGACTTCTCGGTGATTGCGACCTGGGGTGTTTTCTACCCTGACGAGGACTCGGGGGCCAACATTATCTTGCTGGATGTGTTTCGAAAGCGGATGGACTTCCCGGAGCTCAAGCGCGTGGCCAAGGAGCAGTACGACCACTGGCAGCCTGACAACGTGCTGATCGAGGCCAAGGCGACCGGTATTACGCTGCAGCAGGAGCTGCGGCGCATGAGCATCCCTGTGACGCTGTACTCCCCTGGCGGGCGGCGCACGGGCACTGACAAGGTCAGCCGAGCCAACTCGGTGGCTCCGATCTTGGAGGCGGGGATGGTCTGGGCTCCGGACAAGGACTGGGCCGAGGAGCTTGTTGAGGAATGCGCGGCCTTTCCCAACGGGGACAATGACGACATGGTGGACGTGACCACGATGGCGCTGATGCGCTTTCGCCAGGGTAACTTTGTTAGTTTGGCCACTGACGACGTTCCCGAACCGGGGTCCAAGGACCTTGTCCCGGAATACTATTGAGCACTACAATGGGCCAAAGTATTCCTGGTCGGGGTGATAAATGATGGACGATGAATATCAGCGTCAGCTTGCGCAGTACAACGATGAGATGAGTCGTTGGGAGCGCGAGGAGTATGCCCCGTACAAGGCGCAGCTTGCGGCTGACGAGATGGGGGCCACGTCTGCGCAGCGTTTTATGGCGGCGGGTGGCCCGGCCAGCATGAGTGATGTGGCTGCGCTCAATGCGGCCAATCTGGCTGATGAGGAAGACGCGTCGATCAACACCAACCCTGTTGGCACGGCGCAGCAGATGTTGGCGGACCTGTCCAACTCGGGTCAAGAGCAGACCAGTTACGAGGCCACGCCGACCAAGCAGACGATCAAGCGGGTGCGCACAGCGCCGGCATCTGGCAAGGGCGTCAAGGGCATGACGCTGGAGTATGAGTCGTTGACCAAGGGCGACCTTGGCGCGATGCAGGACTTCAAGCCCAAGTTCAAGGAAACGGATTCTGCGCGTGCGCAGCTGGAGGACTTGGCGCGTCAGTATCAGCTCAAGCTGTCTGCCATCAAGAACAAGTCCCGTGGCCTGTCGGCCGACACCTTTGGCGCGCCGACCTTGGAGGGTCCGACGCTGACCAAGAGCCGGCTGACTCGCAAACGCTTTGCCGAAGGTGGAGAAGTCAAGGACGACGAACCACGGCCCACGGGCATCAGTCGTGTGGTGGACTTCATCGCGCAAAAGCTCCCGCCCGAGGCGTTCCCGACGGCGGGGCGCACGCTGCTGGAGTCGGTGCAGGGCAAGAAGGAGCCGATCACCGAGGGGTCGTTCTCTAGGGACGAGCTGGACGTGCTGCGCCGGCTGGCCACCCAGGACAAGGGCAGCGTCAGCTATGAGGACTATTCACGGCTGGCGCAACAGATGCGCGGCGAGGGGCAAAAGAACGTGGACTCGACGGCGAGTCTGTTCTCGCTGGGCTCGCCCCTTGGCAACGTGCGCAACACGCTGGGGCGGTTCACCTACGCCCGCGATCCGCGAGGCAACGTCGTGATCGTGGATAAGTACGACTTCAACCCTCCTGACCAGAGCCAGACGCAGGAAGCGCGCACGGCGGACTACGGGGTGTTTGGGCCGTACAACCTGATCCGTGAGTATGCGGGCCAGAAGCTGCCGCCTGGCAAGGGGCGCGACGTGCGCATCAACCTTGGCGCGCCGCTCAAGCGGGCCAAGGGCTCGCCCAAGGAGGGTGAGGTGGCAGAGCCTACGCCGCAGGAGTTGGAAGCAGCGCGCCGTCCGGCGTTTGTGACGCCCAAGTCGGGGCTTAACCGGCGGCAGTCGATCACGGCGGGCCAGGCCAACGATGCGATTTTGCAGGGCATCTCGGAGATGCCGTACAACCTGGCGGGGGCGTTCGTGGACCTGCCGACGATGGTGATGCGTCCGTTTGGCTACAGCAATCCGACGCCGTTCCTGGGCTCGGAGTACCTCAAGCAAGGGGCGACGGCGTTGGGCATCCGCCCGGAGCCACCCAAGGAGCCTGCAGCGCGGGCGCTGTATGAGATGGGGCAGGTGGGCAGTTCTCTGGTCAACCCGGCTGCCGTGGCGCGCAAGGTTGGGCCTATGGTGGAAAAGGGCGTCAGGGCGGGAGCCACGGAAGTGGGGCGGCAACTGGACCGCGCAATCATGGACAGTGCAGGCCCCTTGGCCAAAGCCGTTCCGCAAGCGGCCAAACCTTTGTACGCGGTGCGGCCGGAGGGCAGCTCGCTGGTGGTGCGCCAGGACAAAAACCCAAATTGGGTAGGGACGCTGTTGGAAACTGGCGTGAGTGATGCGCGTGCCCAGCTGGCCAACATGCCGCACACGACGGATCGTGCAGCGCTGATGGAAGACTTCTGGAGCAAGAAGGCGGCTAACTACTTCACCAAACAGTTTGGCACGGAGAGCGATCCGGTCTATCGCGGTATTCGCGAGCAGACGATCAAGTCTCCGGCGCTCAAGGATGACTTCCCGGACTACATCCTGGACCAGTTGACGGTGGGCAAGACTCGGGCAAGAGAGGGGGCGAGGCCTGCGGACGATTTTGTTGGTCCTGGAGCGCCGGAGATGCGCTTCTTCCCGAAGTACCCGGCGGCGTTTGACGAGATGCGCAGTCGCTATGACCGAGGCACGAACATCCAGGGGGCGGTTCCTGTGACCAACCCGGCGAACGTGATGAGCCCGGATTTCACGTATTCGCAGACGCGTGAAGGCTTGAACCTGTTGGAAGAATTGCGCAACAAAGAGATCGACAAGATGATTGCGCAGGGCACTCCGGCCAGTCAGGCGACTCCTCTTCTGGAGTTTTTGACACGGTCGGTCAAAGTCCCTGAGACTGTGGTGGGGCCGTATGGCGCAAAATCTCTGCTCACCGATTACGAGGCGGCTACGGGAACGCGCATTGGTGATCCGAAATTCCGTGGGGTGCCGCAGCCTGATGCGCTGCCGCAGAACCTACGCACTGCCATGGAGAAAGGCGAGATCGTCTACAGCTCAGGCACCCCTGAGGCGGCGGTGCGCAAGCTCTTTGACACGAAGAGCATTAATGAGTACCTGGCCACGGTCCCCGAGCGAGAGCTCAAGAACCTGCGCTTTGAGGACGCGGTTCGAGGCGGGGCCAAAATCTCTGCCAAGCGCCTGGAGCGCGAGACCTTGGCGGCAGACATCCGCGCGGGCAAGCGAGTGCCGGACAAGTTCTTCAGCGAAGGCGTGAGCGAGCCGCTGCTGCAGTTCAAGGAAGGCCCGCTGGCAGGCTTTGCGTGGAAGCGCATCAAGGACGCGGACGCGACGGTGCCCGAAGGGGCCTATGTCGGCCACTCTGTTGGCGGCTATGCCAAGGGCGGAGCGTATGGCCCGGAGATGCATAAGCAGTTCGTCGGAGGCGAGATGCAGGTCTTTACCCTGCGCGATAATCGCAACCGTCCGGTCACGACGATTGAAGTAGACATGATGGGCAATGGCCCTCGCGTCAAGCAGATCAAGGGCAATGGTCGTGCAACTGGGAACACGGCCCCGGAGAAGTACGACGCGGCGGTACTGGACTTCTTCCAGAACTATCTCAAGCCCACGCAGATCAGCGAAAGTGATCAGTACCTCACACCGCTGTTGCAGTCGTACAAACGAGAGCTTAAACATGGGCCAATCCCGCCCGAGCTGCGAGAAGAGCTCGGGCTGGATTAACACAGAATTAATGAGGACAGAAGATGCCAATCGACAAAGCACTCAACCAGGCCCCGACTCTTGAGGTGGTGATAGGCGAAGCACAGCCTGAGGCGGACATTGAAATCGTCATTGACGAGGATGGTGGGGCGACGGTTGAGATTGGCGAGCAAGAAGCCAGTGAAGTGGGCTTCTACGACAACCTGGCCGAGGTCATTGACCCGGATGTCTTGGCCAGAATCTCCATTGACGTGTCGGCGATGTTCGAGGCGGACAAGGGTTCGCGCTCTGACTGGGAGAACCAGTTCGCCAAGGGCCTGGACCTTTTGGGCTTGCGCACTGAAGAGCGCACCAAACCCTTCCGGGGCGCGGCGGGTGTGGCCCATCCGATGCTGATGGAGGCCATCATCCAGTTCCAGGCGCAGGCTTTGAAGGAGCTGATGCCCGCTGGGGGCCCTGTTCGCACGCAGATCATGGGCAAGGAGACGGTGGAGAAGTACCAGCAGGCCTCGCGCGTGCAGGACTTCATGAACTACCAGATCACAACGGTGATGGAGGAGTACACACCGGAGTTCGATCAGCAGCTTTTCTACACTGGCTATGGTGGTTCGACCTTCAAGAAGGTCTACTACGACTACCAACTGGGTCGGATGGTGTCAAAACTGTGCCTGGCCGATGACGTGTACATCCCGTACAACGGCTCAAGCGTCGTTTCGCAGTGTCCGCGCCTGACTCATCGCATCCCGATGGACGCAAATGAGTACAAAAAGCGCGTTTTGGCCGGCGAATACCTTGATTACGACGTTCAGACCATGGCCACGCCGTCTGATCCGAGCCCAATCCAGGCTGCGGTGGACAAAGCGGTGGGTGTGCAGCCCACGGATGACGTTGGCGAGGTGTTTTTGCTTGAACAACTGGTCGATTTGGACCTGCCGGGCTTCGAAGACTGCGACGAAGAGGGCAATCCGACCGGAATCAAGCGCCCCTACGTGGTTACGCTGGCCGAAGACAGCCTGAGAGTCGTTGGCGTTCGCAGAAACTGGCAAAAAGGCGACGAAAAATGCAGTCGCCGCAACTATTTCGTCCACTACGTGCTGGTCGAGGGCCCTGGATCGTATGGTTTGGGCTTTGTGCACCTGATTGGTGGCCTGACCAAGGCGGCAACGAGCGCTTTGCGCCAGCTGATCGACGCTGGCACGCTGGCGAACCTGCCTGCGGGCTTCAAGGCCAAGGGCGCGCGGATCGCGGACGACTCTGACCCGATCCAGCCGGGCGAATGGCGTGATATTGACGCGGGAGGCGCGGAGCTTTCTTCGTCGCTCATGCCGCTGCCGTACAAAGAGCCCAGCCAGGTGCTGATGGGGCTGCTGGGCTTCTTGGTGGAGGCCGGCAAGCGCCTGTCTAGCACGG